TTAATCTATCATCAAATAGTAATGAAATTCAAAGGAATCCTCATTTTTGTAAAAGACAATATCGCGGATGATACTGCGAAGAGCTTCCGCCTTAAGGTTATTCGGGACATCGTCTTCCAAAACATCAAGGACAGACTTTACTTGCCGGAGGAACTGCTCCTTATAATCTTCGGGGTTGGGTTTCGCGGCAGCAGTTGTAAGACCGTCGAGGAGCGCCAGAAGTTCGCCACGGCGCTTCTCGATCATGGCTTTGTTTCGCTTGTAATCCTCAAGCGTGTCTACTTCGTTGATATAAGCTTCACGGCAGCGGTTGAGCTTTTTATCAAGAGACAATAGCTCGCGCTGGTAACGCTGCTGGTCGAGCTCTATCGTAGGCGCACATGTCCGGACAAGATCAAAGGATATGTTTGAGGTACTGTCTAACATACCACGGAGAGAGGACGTAACGGCTCCGACTACTTTTTTTGCGGAAACAAATTGTGAGCCGCTATGCAGACCTTTCATATATCCGAGACACTGAAATCCCTCGCCGGAAATGTAGGACTTGCCGTTTGGCTGATGCCTCGGGTAGCCCTCTTTATGGCTGAGAGACTTCCCGCAGATCGGACATTTAATCATGCCGGACAGCCAGTGCTTTGTGTGAGACACAGGATGCTCATAGCGCCGCTTGAGCTGCTTGCTGCGAGTGCGGCGATTTTGTACGAGTTCCCAGGTAGCCGAATCAATAATAGGTTCGTGGTAACTGTCGCTGATTATCCATTCCTCGGGATCGCGAAGCGTGCTGGTGCTGCTGGAGACACGCATATTGTATCGGATTTTCCCAATATAAAATGGATTATCCAGCATGTAGATAATTCCCTCTTGGTCAAATTGCTTTCCAGAGCGGGTAACGAGACCGTGAGCATTGAGATCTCTTGCAATAGAGGTGATGTCATTTCCGGCAGCATACATGTCAAAGACCCGTCGCACAACAGTGGCTTCCTGCTCTTCAATCTGGGGATTTTCGCCGGGGACCTTGGTATACCCGAAGGGCATTTTCCCATTATATAATCCCTTGCGGGCGCGGGAGAGCATCGAACGGCGCACCTCACCGGACAGATTGACGGAGTAAAATTCGTCCTGCCACTCTATAATCATTTCGATCAAACGTCCATACATACCATCTATCAGCGGCTCACTGACAGACACAACGTCAATTCCTAATTTTTTACGGAGCATAGATTTGTAAAAGGTACTCTCGTCCTGATTTCGCGCAAAGCGGCTAAATTTCCAGAGGACAATTACCTCAAAGGGTTTCGGCTTTGATTTTGCCGTAGCAATCATGTTCTGAAAGGCGTATCTGTTGTCAGATTTACGACCAGAACGTCCGTCCTCCTCCACAAAGATATATTCGGAGGGTAGGATAATATTATGCTGTGAGCAGTATTTTTTGATTTCTTCCAGTTGGGACTCGGGTGAGTATTCCAACTGATCGTCTGTGCTGACGCGGATATAGGCTGCACCTGTGCGCAGCGGTTCAGCATCTTCAGCTAGTTTCTTTTTACCAGACATCACGATACCTCCAAATAATTTGAGTTGCACCGGTGCAACTTATTTTGTAAGCGTTCTGCATATCGCATTTTTATGGCTAGGAACTTCGGTGGATTAGGTCAGGCGATCTTCCCAAGCTGCCATTTTTAGTATTGCCTGTATAAATACACTGGTGCTCCATCGACACAAAATGCTTATTATTTCCGAAAACATTTCTTACAGGGTGTTTTGCCCATGCTTTCCGCGACTTCCTTCGTCACTTCATATGCCGCATCCATACCGCTACAATCACTTTTTCTGTGATACTTTTTAGCCGTATCATCAACCCAGACCATTTGAGAGGTCGTGGAGGATGAGGCGGGAACTGGTGTCGGTTCAGGTGTCGGCGCAGGAGTGGGTTCAGGTGTCGGCACTGGTGTCGGTTCAGGTGTTGGCTCGGGCGTGGGAACCGGAGTGGGTTCGGGTGTCGGCTCTGGCGTAGGTTCGGGTGTCGGCTCGGGCGTGGGCTCAGGTGTCGGAGTTGGTGTTGGTTTAGGAGTTGGAGTCGGTGTCGGCTCCGGTGTTGGTTTAGGTGTTGGAGTGGATGTCGGAGCTGTAGATGGAGTGACAGACGGCTCTGGTGTGGTACTCGATGCAGACGCGGACAAAAGGGCATCATCTGCAAGAGACACTTCGGCTGCTTGGGCGTCAGAGTCCGACTTTGCTGACTGCGCTCCGTAGGTACCAATGGTTGCGACTAAAGCGGCCGCAGCCACAAACAGCCATCCCTTACCGTTGATCTTTGGCATTTTGCGGTTACTCATAAATTAAAAACCTCCTAAGTATAGATTTACAGAACCATACTATAAATTACTGATCCCTAAATAACATAAACAAAGTATATTACATAAAACCATGCTATACAAGACGAAACTTCCACTTTCCGCACGAAAAGACAAATTTGTACATCTTATGATGCTATCCGATCTGATAATATATCAGATTTTTGTCTACACTAGATGCCAAGGAGTAGGCAGAATGAAAATATTGATATGGCAAGTACGCAAGCAAAAGGGCATTACGCTGATAGAATTGGCGAATCGGACGCACATCGGAAAGACTACGCTTAATGACTATGAAAATGGGAAGTTCTCCCCGACGCTGCGTCAGTTAGAGACAATAGCGAAAGCACTCGGAGTAAGGATTACCGATCTATTTGAATCAGAATACAAATAAATTTCCGAATATTCGGAAATCGTCAGGAAAAACGAGACAACGCTGTTTAAAGGTGATACAATTACATTGCAAAAATAAAGGAAAGAAAATTATCATCATGGACTTACAGAACCACTAAAAATCCTCTCAAGAGTGAATCACAATCAAAAGATGACAGTAGGACAGGACGCACAAATGAAGAAAGCAAAATACATTTACTATAACAATAGCAAGGTATATGCATTGTATTATATGGACGAAAACACATTGTACTACAACATGGCATTCGAGGGCGGGGCAAAGCTGTATATACTGGTGGGAAAGGACAAGAAAAAAGGCCGGGTGCGTAGCACCTAGCCTATATCCTTATTCTGCGGCGGATTAATCGGCGGATACAACCCTTCAAGTTCCTCGACGGTGTCCGGGACGCCACTGAAGAGGTCGTCTTCATCATCGCCACCACCAGAAACCACATTGTAGAAGAAATCGCGTACCGCCTGACGCTGATCGCCGTCGAGCTTCAGATACTGGTAAACCAGATTGTAGCTGAAATCGTCAAGATCAAATTCCTTCCGCAGCTGCTCCATCGTGGAAGATGGAGTTTCAACGAACATATCGCCGACCCCGGTTCGCAACCAGTTTTCGTTCACGGAGAACTCAGAACAAATAAGTTTTATCATTGGTTCCTTAATTTCAACGCGACCTCGTTCGAGGTTATTTATCACATCACCACTCACGCCAATTTTTTGACCAAAAGCAGCGCGCGAAAGTCCTACATCTTCACGCAAAAGGCGTATTCTTTCGTTCATTTTATCAAAGCACCCCCTTTCCTGTTTTGTAAACACATCATATCACCTCAAGATTGGTTAGTCAACCAAAAACAACAAATAATATTTTGCAAAAGTGGTTGACATACCATTTATGACGTGCTATAGTTGGTTTATCAACCAAATAAAACAACAAAAAACCAACAGAGAGGAGGGATAGAAGATGCAGAGTGATGAAAAGACCAAAAGACATGTGTTAGCCATTCTGGTAGCTATTATTCTGGTAAATCTGATAACACATATCAGTTATTTTGGCACGAAGGAGTACGAATTTAGCTGTTTGTATATGCTTTTATACTTGTGCATCAATGAAGTTTTAAAAGAGAGGTGATAAACGTTTTAATTTCGTCCTGATACATACCCAGAAAATACGTTATTATCCATCCTGCCAAATTTAAGAATTTTGTAAAAAATGAGTTAAGTTTGAATCCAAATAGCTTGAATATAGAACTTGGTAAAGTAATCAGAATTTTCACGGCGTTAATTGGATTTAAACAACGGATTAGTTTTTTCCTAAGGAAATTTCTTTGCATCAAAAGTTCGTTATAAAGATTGGCAGAAGCAACATAGTTGTTATGATCTGATTCACCATACCGAAGAGTATCGGAGGAAAAGGACGTGAACTCGCATATATCCGGGTATTTTGCAAGAACAGCATTTAATTGGCGTCTATAATCACCGTCGACGTGGGAAGGAGATGCAGACTGCAAAAAAGCATAGAGTGTGTCTATGCAGGAAGTAATCTTGATAAATTTAATACTCTTATCTAAGATCGACCAGATATATATCACGATCAAAAGAATTATCAGGAATTTGAGCATTATAATTATCCTTTCAAAAAATGTACTCGGCTCTGGCGGGAGCCTGTAAGACAATTATAGGAGCAATCATGAAAAAACGCAATAATATATTATTTAGAGAGGAGGAGAAGAGATGTTAAACGGAGAAAAGAACGTAACGAGAGTACAGAAAGAAGACAAGGACTTCATCCGATCCTTGATGACCGTACCGGCCACGCGCCGCAATATGTTTGTGGCACTTGCGAATGCCTATATGGACGGCATGGCAGCAGGCGAGGCGATTGCGGCAGCAGAGGTCAGCAAGAGTAAAGCACTCGGGTAGGATAATGGGAAGGAGGGATAAAAATGCCAAGAGTATTACCGCTCGGCGAGATAGAGCGTAAGAAAGCTACATTTGCCAAATGGATAAAGACCAAAAAGGCGGCCGAGGACGTAACAAATGGGATGATAGGCACTAAGCTCGGCATGACCGGACAGGCTGTCGGGCAAAAAAACAAGAAGAGTCAGTATGAGTTCGGGGAACTGCTGATACTCTTCCGGGAGCTGAAGGCGAGCGATGAGGAAATATTACAGCTTATGAAATTATAGGCGAGTGCCAATGAACTATGGAGGTGAAACATGAGAACGAAAGTAATGATACTTATTACCGTTGCAATGATGCTGTCAGCGGCATTTGTATCTACGGCGCACCCGGTAGGGACATACATATCACAGGAGATACAGGAGACGTGCGAAAAGTACGGCAAAGAATACGGCATATGCCCCGAATTGCTTATGGCAATCATCGAACGGGAGTCAGCCGGACAAGCTGATGCGGAAAACGGTGGGTGCAAGGGATTGATGCAGATATCTGAGAAATGGCATATAGACCGGATGGAGCGGCTGGGAGTAACGGATATCTACGATGTGGATGACAATATCCATACTGGGACTGATTATCTCGCCGAATTAATGGAGGAGTATGGTGAGGTTACAACAGCCCTCATGGTTTATCATGGCGAGCGGGATGCAGTCTCCAGATCCAAGGATGGTGAGATAAGCAAGTATGCCGGATGGATTTTAGATAGGAGCGCTGAGCTGGAAAGAGAAAGAGGAAAATAACAGGAAAGGCGTACAACCAGTAGCACATATCATTAAGGAGAGGAGGTGCGGACATGAAAAAGCAACCAACCATAATTAATTTAATACATATCGGGGACAAAGTGTATAACTTCGACGAGTTGAGCAAAGAGGAGAAGACAAGAATTGCGACAGCGTTGAATAAGCAGGCATTAATGCATCTGGGGTACAGACCACGAGAGACTGAAAAAACCGCGGAAACGCGGTAACGATGGACAAGCTCGAAAAGGAGTGGACATGCTTAAAAATATTATCATATCCCTGCTGGGAGCGGCTGCTGTGATGCGGTATGTGCCATGGTCGGAGCCACTGACCAGAGAGGAGAGCATAGGTGTTTATGTAGGATTTTCGACGATCCTTATTATTTTTTGCCTTTTTTGGGACTTTTTAGCCGAAAAATGGCGGGAAAAGAGGGAAAGACAGCGCCAGATCAGGGAGATCATGGAGGTGCTTAGGGAGGTGAAATTGGATGCAGAGCGCGACAGATCCAAACATCAAAAAGCTGATAGGGCTTGCTGAGGACTTTGACAGAGCCTACGCGGACAAGCAGTGGAGCAAAGCAAAGCTGATCTATGACAAGGCCTGTACCGTGACCAGCTTTCTCGACCCGCCGGAGGAGGTGTGGAGGCAGCTCTTCGGGCACTACAACGAGGAGCAGGATGCCGCCGAGAACGACGGACTGTTTTCGGATGCCAAGCGAGATAAGGTCATGAAGGAGTGCCTGATCAAGAATCACATGGACTTTGAGTGTATGGTGTACCGGGTACCCGGAGAGATCGGGTATCACGGCGCAAAACCAGAGGCGGGAGCGCGGGCTATGCGGGCAGAGCAAAATCCGGCATATTATGTGCAATAAAAAAGCCGGCAATTGGAGTTGCCGGCAATCACGATGGTATCGCGATTCATCACAAGATCATGATACCACCGTGGACTAAAAAAGTCAAGAAAAATCGGGGCAGAGCAGCCCCGGTAGGACTTGATAAAGATATTAAAGTTAGGACATGGGAGAGCATGACGAAGAGAAAAAAATATACTTACCGGTCGGGACAAATCATAGACGTCGAAGAGTACCACGACGGAAATTATGGAGGTAGGGGCAAGGAGAGAGCAAAGAAGAGAAAGCCCACCGAGGAACAGATAAGAAAGATCAATCAGATGAACAAGGCACGCCGATGCCGCCAGAGGATGCTCCTGTATGTAAACGAGGGAGACCTGTTTGCCACATGGACCTACGAGGTGCAGAACCGCCCGCCGAACATGGCAGCCGCACTGGACGATTTTGAAAAGGCGATGCGAAAGGTGCGGCAGAAATATAAAAAGCGGGGAAAGAAGCTGGTCTGGTTCCGCAATATCCAAAAAGGTACCAAGGGAGCATGGCATATCCATCTGGTACTCAATGAGATCGGAGACACGGCAAGCATCATACAGCAGGCGTGGCCGCATGGCGGCACATGGTCTGTGGCGATCCGCAACAGTAAGTATTATGACGAGGATTTTACAAAGCTCGCCAATTACATGACCCGCGACGAGTACTCTACAGAGACAAAGGCTGACGGCACACAGAGCAAGCCACGGATATCAGAGTCAAGTTATAACACATCCCGCAATATGCCCCTGCCGACGCCAAAGGAGGACAAGCTGATCCGGTGGCAAAAGGACCCAAAGCCGAAAAAAGGCTATTACATATACAGGATTGTCGAGGGTGTGAATCCGGTAACCGGATATAAATACCGGCGATACACAATGATCCGGCTGGGCTCGGACAAACCGGAGTCGGGATAGAGAGGAGGGAGACAATGGAGCAGACAATGCGGACAGTAGACCTGTTTGTCACAACAAGCCTGCGGGGCAGCGCAAAAGGACCGGGGCGCGTGATGTATGTCCTCCGCACGACCCTAAAGAGCGGCAAGGTACATGAGAGCATCCCGGAGGTAGCAGAGTATGACGACGTATCAGAGCGCAAGCTGATCCTGTTGGCGGCACGGGACGCATTGACCCATATGAATTTTGCCTGCATGATCGTCCTGCATACAGAGTGTGATTATATCACGTCCGTGCTCTGTCAGGGATGGCTCGCCAGATGGCAGCAGAACGGCTGGAAAAACAGCCGGGACAAAGAGGTCAAGGATGCCTGCCTGTGGAGTATGCTGCTGCAGGATCTGGAGGAAGACGGTCATGTGCTTACAGCAGTGACCGAAAAACATGAGTTTGTGGACTGGATGCGCTGGAAGATGCAGGTAGCACAGCCATATAAAAATATGTTTGCGAAGCTCGACGAGAAGCCTGACTGGCAGCAGGGATAAAAGTCCGGGAGCACAGGACGGAATCAAGAGCTGGCGGGTAATTGGATCACCAAAAAAAGGAGAGTTGCACCGGTGCAACAGGAGCAACAGGAAGGAGAGCAGATGGAGAAGAAATTCGGAGTTTTTAAGACAGTAGAGGAGCTGAACAGGGCGGCGGCAGCCCAGAAAGCAGAGGGAGACGAGGAGGCGCTTATCGCGCTCGCCGTCGAGAACGGTCTTGACCGCGAAGATGCTGAGGATTACATGGACGGAGCCATGGACGTACTTTGCACTCCGTATATGGCAGCGATTGCAAAGCTCAACCTCGAAGCAGAGGAGCTGGAGCTTAAGAGTCAGCTCCTTGACTGGAAGGATTACCTGATACAGATCATGACAGAGTACCCGGGGGATGAGCTGAACAATGCCGTATTTGATCCGGACAAGAAGCTGCTGGATGTCATGGCGAAAGGAATGAAGCTGTCCTCGGAAAACAGGATACAGGTAGACAAGAGGATCATAAAGGCAGCAGGCTTGCCGGACAGCGCCGCCTATATCGGTATGTGCGGCAGGGATGACCTCAGACAGATCATCATGTCCTACTATCTGGAGGGTGCGGAATGATTGTATATAAAGCAACAAGGGAAAACATGACCTGTACCTCCGGTAAGGGCATTTTTCACTACCGCCTTGGAGTGCCCGCCACGTCTGACGGATCAAAGTGCGGCGATACCGGGTTACACGCCTGCGAGTATGTAATCGACTGTACAACGTATTACGGTCTAAATGGGAGCAACCGCTTTTTTAAGGCTAACGCAGAGGGAGACATCGCAGAGGACGGCGAGAATACGCGGATCGCCTGTACCAAGCTGACCCTGACACAGGAGCTGACAAACCGGGACATTGCAAGGGAGGCAATGCTTTACATGGCCAGACACCTCAAGAGGGACGGTTGGAGACGTAAGAGACACATGATTGACATTGACCTTGTCGCGGCAGAGATGAGTGTACCGGATGGTATTGCCATAGCAAGGGGCGAGGAGCCGCAGGTGAGGGGATGTAAGGGCTCACATCTGGGATTACTGATGGAGACAGACGGACAGATCAAGGCGGCGAAGCTGATTACCGTTGACGGCGAGACCATACAACCGGGCATCTGGTATACGGTTGGGATGTTAGAGGAGATGGAAAGGAGAGGGCAGGCATGAGATGGAGAGAGGTATTAAATGTGTCGGTACCGGCATGCCCGAGAGGCAAAGGGAAACGCATCCGCGCACAGGTGGCGGGAAATTACCTGATCTTAGACTTATGGCAGGATGGCATCTATAAGTGCCGCCATGCTACGGATATACAGACAGGGGAGCCGGGGACCTATTATCCGGACAGCGACTCCAAAACAGGAGAAAATATCAACAGTGCTGCTGACGAGAGAGGATGGTATTGGGGCCGGGAACCGGATGAAAAGGAATGGAACCTGTCAAAAAAGGATGAGGAACTGATTAAGTCGGTCATGCCCAAGACATACCGGGGCGGCGAAGCCTTCCGCCGGATCGCCGTAGCGGAAGAAAACTATAACAGGGATAAGAGGGAAAGAGCCATAGACAATAAACAGAGACGCCTCGATGAGCTCATGTCGCACTGCCCGCCACCGGGACAAGCGGTGCAGGACTGGGTCGTAGCTCAGGCGGTTGGCGATCTGCAATATGCCTTTTACGACAAGATAAAAAAGACCTGCCACTGCACAGCTTGCGACAGAGACTTTGACGAGACGGCTGCCGGGATTAAAAAGATAAAACAGAAGGATACCATCAGGTGTCCGCTCTGCGGCAGCAGCCTTGTAGCCGAGAAACGTAAAGGCATGATCGTTGCAAAGACAAGGCTTTACATCATCCATGACATAGATGACAAGCGGGGCGTCCTGAGACATTTTGAGGTGGAGATCGCGTGGCAGGACACCAGGAAGGTATACTTTGATGAGCTCATCCGGCTGATGATGCAGCGGGACATGAAAAATAGCTGCAAGATATATTATGACAACGGCTGGGGGGACTGGTCAGAGGGCAACCGGATGAACCGGCGCTGGAAGCCCGGATATCTTTATCCTGATGCCGATGCGATCCGCGCAGGACTGGATAAGACTGCTTATCAGGTATGGCAGGATGTCTTTCCGCAGCTCGCGGCAGCAGGCATAAAGGCAAATTATAACGGTCTGCTGTGCGAGAGTAATCACTACTGGACCGGCATCGCGGAGTATCTGGCAAAAGGACGCTTTTACAAGCTACTAGAAGAGGAGTCGGACATGATTACATACTGGGGAGGCTATCGCGGGGTTACGCTGGATGCGTTGGGAGAGTCCGTGGCAGCAGTCCTTAAGATACAGGACAAGCAGCTGATAAACCGTCTCCGGCAGGAAAACGGCGGCAGACTGATGCTGAAATGGCTCCAGTGGTCGTATTCACAGGCGGAAAAGATATCCGCCGAGTGTATGACATGGCTGCAGAAAGTCAATCTTTGCCCGGATGACTACGAAAAATCCACGGCAGCAAAATACCTCAATCTCCATAAGCTCATGAACTACATCACCCGCCAGTGCCAAGAAAGCTATAAGGGCAAAACACCAAAGACAGTCCTGTCGCAATACGAGGACTATCTTGATATGGCGGCGCAGCTCGGCAAAAAGATGGATGACGAGATGGTGTACCGTCCACGCGAACTCAAGAGACGCCATGATGAGGCCGTGGAGGAAGCTAACCGCCGCAGAGAAGAGCTGCAAAGAAAACGTGACGCGGAAGCCGCCAAGAGGGAGGCACAGCGGATGCGTGAAAAATACCCGGGATACGAGGAGCTGCTGGCCGAAATCAAGGCGAAGTACGAATATGCATCTGACACTTATCTGATCCGCGTACCGAAGGATTTTGCAGAGATCACGGCGGAGGGCATGGCACTGCATCACTGTGTAGGCAATACGGAGAGGTATTTTGACCGCATCATGAGCCGGGAAACCTATATTTGTTTCTTGCGGCAGCAGTCGTCCCCCGATGAATCGTTTTATACGATTGAGGTAGAGCCCGGAGGGACGATCCGCCAGCACAGGGGAGCATTTGACGAGGAGCCGGGCATCGAGGAGATCAAGCCGTTTTTGCGGGAGTGGCAGAAGGTCATCCGAAAGCGCATGAGCAAAGAGGATCATAAATATGCGGAGACAAGCGCCGTGCTCCGGCAGAAAAACATCGCCGAGCTGAAGGAAAAGAATAATGTCCGTGTGCTTAATGGGCTCATGGAAGATTTGATGGAGGTAATTTAAGTGGGAGAAATCGTAAATATGCAGGGTACGGAAGTCCTTGCGTTTGTAGGGTATCAGGATTTTGAGGCAGCAGCCGACAGGACGGCAACAAAGATCAAAGAGGGATTTATGGAGATGGGGTATATCCTCAAGATGGCCAAGGAGACGGACATCCTTGTCGGGAGCCAGTATGCGGACTATGAGGATTTTGCATACAGGCGCTACGGGCTTGACAAGAGCAAGGTATCCAGATACATCCGCATTGTAAACCGCTTTTCCGTCGGCGGCAACAGCCACATCTTAAAGGAGTCCTATAAAAACATGGGATTTACCAAGCTGTCAGAGATGCTGTTTTTGCCGGATGCCATTGCGGAGGAGCTGATGGATAGCCTCAGCAAGACAGAGGTACAGGCGATCCGTGAGGAGATTGAAGCGGAAAATGCCATATCGGACATTGAGGTCGCCATCGAGGCAGCGGAGCAGCCGGAACCCGAGCTGTCGGAGGACTCCCTGCTTGCAAAAGCGGTATGGGAGCTGGGCAAGGAGCAGCCACAGCTATATAAAAAGCTCTTTAACGCCTGTGCGGTCGAGGAGGATAAAAGAATCAAAGAGATCCTTGCACCGCAGGGGGATGCAGTGTACACGCCAAGGATCCCGGGCATGGGACGGCTGATGCTGGCAATCAGTGACGCACGGATCAGCGTTACGGTTGTCCGCACGCAGGAAAAAGAGACGTTTAACGAGGAGCAGCTGACAGATGCAGTCTATATGATCTGCAAGCAGACCGGAGAGGATGCGGAGACCGCCTATAAAATGACATATGACACACCTTTTCCCGAGCCGGAAATTCCGGCACCCGAAAAGCCGTCAGTTGCACCGGTGCAACCGGAGAGACGTAAGGAATCTAAGGTGACTAAGGCCGCGACCCCCCCAAAGCCGAAACCAACACCAAAGCCGGAAGCTACGGAGGAGCCGGAGGAGGATATCCAGATCCCGGGACAGATGAACGTCGGTGACTATGAGGGAGTGGTACCGGAGGCAACCTACGAGGAGATAAAAGAGGAGATAAAAGAGGAGGACGAAAATGGCGGGAACACAGGTAACAATCAGGATGTCACCGGTTTGCCAGATGGAGTCGGAGATGCAGGAGATGCTTTGCAACCCGGAGCGGATGCGGGAGCATCTGGAGAGCCGGAGACAGATGCCGCTTGCGATCCTGATGAGGGCGCTGGAATTACAGAGGGCGGAGGATGTGAGACAGATCATGGCACAGTAGAGGACGTCTGGATGGAGATCTATAAAAACCACTCCGATCTCACAAAGTACCTGACAGTCTGGGAGGCACAGAGAGAGCTCATGGAGCCGGAGATGATCGGTAAGCTCTACCAGATGTCGGTTGCCATGGCAGCAGGCTTCGAGCGGCTGATGAGGAGGGCAGACAATGGGTAAATCAAAGCAGGCGCGCAAGAGGGAGTTTCCCCCTGAGGCGCGTAAACTGATCATATCAAGGGACCGGGGGTGCTGCATCTTTTGTGCCCACGAGTACCACATGGAGGACACAAACTGGTATGGTCGTCACATACTTAGCATCATGCATTACATACCCAGATCAAAAAACGGCATGGGGATCGCCAAAAACGGAGCTCTGGGCTGCCAGTGTCACCATGAGATGCTGGATAACGGCAACAAAGGGCGCAGGGCGGAGATGCTGGAGATATTTAAGGCGTATTTACAGAGGCAGTACCCGGATGATTGGTCCGAGGACGAGCTGATCTACAGCAAGTGGGGGTAACATGAAACCAGACGATTATGCAGTAGAACAAAATATCTTTCGCGCGACAACGATGAGACTAGGCAAAGGAAACAAAGCGTGCTTGTATGAAGACATTGTAAGAACACCGCTCGGCGAGTTTGAAAGAACAAAGTGGCTCGAACTCGCAAAGCAAGCAATCACGGAAGCTGGTGAGGCAGAGTTATTAAACAGTATAAAAATGCGCTGTGAAGCAAAATGTGCGTGGCTGAAAAAACCGGAAGATCTCGAAGAATATGCAATAGAAATCTTGTGCAATAGGGTATATCTACACTGGAAAGATTTTGAATTGTCACAAGATCAGCAAGGGATCATTTTTATAGGATAGCCCTTTTGGGAGGAATTTTGACATACATCACAAGGTAACTCAAAACGTAAGCCATGTTGAGGGCATCCTTCGGGATGCCCGGAAAGGAGGATCATGGTAAAGGTACACCGCAAAAAGTACAAGCAGACGCAGTATGAGGGGCTGATCGTCAGATGCTCACCGCAGGCAGCAGCCATAGGGAGACGGGAGCCGTACTACATGACCTATCTGCGCAAGTATGGGGACATTAAGCCGCCGGATAACAACACATAGATGTCTGTACATTCTTTTTATTATAATGTACAGACAAAAGGAGGAGCAAGGTGGAGAGAACCAACCGACTTGATATCAGAGTAACAGATGCCGAAAAGGCAATGATTGCACACTGCGCGAGCCGTCTCGGAATGTCCCAGACAGACGTAATTATCAATGGGATCAAGCTGATTAATGAAATCATCGAAAAGCGGCAGCGGGGAAGGGGGCAACATGATCAGTGAAGCAGGGATCAAGAGGGTTTTAGCGGTGCGTAGCTCATACTCGCGTGATTACATCATCGAGAAAGACTAGGATTTCACGGCGGCGGTAAGCCGCCTGAAGTGTAGCCGTGTAAATCTCAATATTCCGATCGTACCGGTGACAAAGGAGCGCAAGCCGATAAAGGCGACAATATAACTAAATGGAGGAAATCAAAATGAAGTGTTACAAGTGTGGAAACAGTATAGAATCAGGGAGGTCTTTCCGGCCGGTGGATCCTCCCGGAACAAAAGGCAGACGATGGATCTGCAATGTCTGCCAGAGGATCGAACAGGAGACGGTCGAAAGCGTGCTGTTCGCCGAGGAGCCGAAGTTCCGGCGACCGACATTTAAGGATAAAGTCGAAGGATGCCGGAACTTCCTGAAGGAGATTGTGGCGGGGGTTGCGACTGGGGATGTAAACCGGATGCGGTTTGGGCACATCATGTTTTGGAGCACACTGCGGGGCGAGTTTGAGGTCAGGGACGGGGAGTAACTTAGGATTTAGCGAAGGAGTGAGGCGAGAAATGTGGTCACACGATGAACAGCGAGAAATAAATGACGGATACGCTGTTATGGCAAGAATTACATGTAAACATTGTGGGGCAATAGTCCACAAATATGTGGAAAGCCATTATACGGGCGGTGCCAAGTGTGTGATATTGGCAAAGTACTGTAGATTTTGTGGTAATGCTCTTAGGATTTAACGGAGGTAGAACATGAGTGATGAAGAATTTGAAAAATTAGAAGAAAGTGCAAATATTTTGGAACAGAACGCAAGCCTTAAATGCAATTCTGATGTCCAAAAAGCGCAGAATTTTTACAATGGATATCAGCAAGGGTTAAGAGATTTATTGAGATGTGCAAGTCGGACAGATTAGGATTTAGCGGAGGTAAAATGTAATGAGATTGACAGAAAAGCTGACAGATGGCAATTACAAGGTACAATGTGAAAATCTTTATTATTATGGCGTTTCTAAAGACAAACGAGGAAATACTACGTATACGGGCGAACATATAGATAAGCTTGCAAAATACGAGAATTTAGGATATACACCAGAAGAATTGCAGTTATGTCTCAATCCGCCAGAAGTGATGTATATAATTGGAGAGGAAACAGATGGAGAAAAAGTACGTCCAATATATCCTGTGGATGCCGAACAGATAGAAATAGTAAATAGTAATGTTTATTGGAATTGCCGAGATAACTTCGGAGACCGTGTAGAAATTCCTCTCAATGGTCTTGGCTCAGAATATTTTTTATCTGTACCGGAAGCAGTAAAGGCATTATATGAATCTGAGATAAATTCAAATTTGGGAAAGGAGTAGGAGGTTTTGGCCGACCATTTAAAATTGCAATTTTACTCCAAGTACAGGAATGAAAATATTAAGTTGTGGAGCTGGGATGCAAAGTACAGCACTTGCGTTGATGGCGTGCGAGAATGTGACAACACCGGGAAAATTTCCTCTTGTACCGGTATATGATTTAGTAGCATTTTGTGATTTGGGAAAAGAACCGCCATGGGTAATTAAGCAGGTAGAATTTATTGAAAAAGCGTGCAATTCCGTTGGCATACCGTTTGTTGTATTACAATCACCACTCTACAAAGACTATCTCAATAACTTTGGGAAAAGCAGAGTTGTATCTATACCGTTCTGGACCGTGGATCAGGACGGTAAAAAGGGAAAAATGATGCGCAACTGCACGATGGATTACAAAATTAATCTGATCCAAAAATATGTCCGCTGGGAAATGTTGGGTTATACAAAGGGTCAGCGGACAAAGCCAGAAGACATAAAAGCACACGAAATGCACATTGGATTTTCAACCGAAGAACAGCAGCGGTGTAAAGAGAATCCACATAAAATGTTTATAAATAAGTTTCCACTGGTAGAAATGGGATTAGAGCGGAAAGACAATTATGCGTATATCCGTGATATATGGGGACTCGAAACAAAAGCAAGTGCATGTTCATTTTGCCCTTTTCATCGAAATTACTTTTTCCAATATTTGAGGTACAACGAACCGGAAGAGTATAAGGCAGTCGTTGAATTTGATGATTTGCTGGAAAAGAATCAGCCCAAAACAAATATAAGAAGCAAACTATACATATCCAGATCCCGGAAAAGAATAGCAGATTTGTTACCAGAAGAGTGCAAAGATGCGGAGTGCTTTTTATACAGAGGGAAACAGGTATGGAATGGTTTTTGAAAAGAAATTTAAAGCACCAGCCGCCAAGTGTTCTACGGGATTTATCTGTGTTTGAACCTAGACACTGGCGATACAGACAAGTCTGCACTCCTCCCGGAACTGGTGCATGGGAACATTATACACCGATCCGGGAGCGGGTGCAAGAAGGGAGAAAGAGGATGGAACAGAGATGGATACTGGTGGAGGAAAGGCTGCCGGAGGAGCGCGACAGCATATTTGCAAAATGGAAAGGGACTGCAAAATGGAATCCGGCAATGTTTGAAAAGACATCAGACGAAGTGCTTGTAACAATAAGTGATGAGGGTGGGAAAAGAACCACAAGAACCGCGCACACACTTGATGGCAAGTGGAGCTGTGATTTGCTTAAGGCAAATGCTAGTTACAAAGTTATCGCATGGATGCCCCTGCCGGAGCCGTATCGCGATGATGCCGAGGAACAGAAAATAAAAAATGACGGTGCAGACATGAAGGAGAATAAAGCGCTTGAACTTTTGAAAAGCTCAAAAAGGCAAAATAACATGGTAGGGATCCTTCCGGGGTCAGATATTGGAGATACGATTATCAAAGCTCTGGAAGAGGTGCAGCAGTACCGTGCATTGGGTACGCCGGAAGAATTACAGATCATGAAAGAACATGGCGGATTCACAGGAGTTTGAGTTAGCACAGATTGCGGCCGGACAGATGAAACTGAAAGAGTATCAAGCAATCGGCACGCCGGAAGAATGCCGGGCGGTGATGACTGTAAAGAAAGAGGTACAGGAGATTGTTGATCGACAGCTTGTTGCTGGAAAAAACAATTACAAAGAGACATATGATTGCTTTTGGGAGATAGTAAAAGTTGTTCAGGCGAATTACTAAACAGGAGGGCGAACGATGGGAAGACTGATTGACACAGACAGCTTAAAGGACAGGGCAAGCGAGTATACCCTTAACGAGGACGAGTACCGCAGATTTTGTGAGATCATTGACGCGGAGCCGACCGCCTTTGATCTGGGCAAGGTTGTGGAGCAGCTAAAAGAACTGAAGGAGAGTAAAACGATTGGAACTTGTAAGGTGATGATAAAAGAAGCAATCGAGATTGTGACAAGTGGGAGTAGTCAGACAGTCAGATCATAATATACCGGGCGGCAACAAGAGAGCTGCCCGGCAGCAGGACTAGGGAGTTGCACCGGTGCAACAGGAGGGAGAGACAGTGACAAAGGAGCAGATGGAGTCTTACCGGAGCAAAAAGGCGGAAATTACCGAACTGACCTACAAGGTGCAACACTTGGGAGATAATGATGCCATGGTAGGCAATGACGTCATTATGGATTACAGGAGTGGATATCCGGTGCCGCAGTCTGTTGTAGGTGTGGATTTGGATAAGTACCACCGGCTGAAGGCAAGATACAAAAACAGGATAGCGAAGTTGGCGGAAGAATGCGAACAGATAGAGACGTATATAGAGGACATCGAGGATAGCATAACTCGTAGGATATTTCGGATGTACTACATAGACGGATTAAGCCAGAAATGTGTAGCAAAAGCAGTAAGCCTTGACAGGAGCAGCGTTAGTAGAAAAATTGATCAGTTTTTCAAAGTTGCACACAATTCACAAAATGCACCGTTATAATAATACTTGAGAGACCAGAAAGAGGTGGCACACGGCAGCAGTCGTATGTCACCTCTTCGCAATGTTATAGGAGTATGAGGTGGAAAAAGCAGAGGTCGGAGAATGGGTGAGAAGCCTGATATCGAAAAATGAGTTATACAGGTTTTACACATCCGCAGAGTGGGAGCGACTTGCAGCAAAGGCAAGGGACCAGCAACACAACGAGTGCCAGAGGTGCAAGGCAAATGGATTTTACAGTCCATGTGAGGCAGTGCATCACATTAAGTATGTTAAGAACAGACCGGAGCTTGCGTTGGATATCAGTAATCTGGAGTGCTTATGTAGGGAATGCCATGAGACGGAGCACGGTCGCAATAGTAAACCATTGACAACGGAACGTTGGTGATCCCCCCGGTAAATAAATCGCAAAATTCTCAGCCCCCCACCTACCGCCCATACCCCTGACATCGGAGAGCCTCGCGCGCGTGAGGAAAAAATGGAGAGGAGGGACGCGAGTGGAGAAGAAAACAGCAGTCAATAAAAAGACGATAAGGGAAAGTCTGGAAAAGCAGTTAGCCAGCCGCGGTGCAGATAATCCGCACTTTCTCTCCCTCATAGATGACTATATTTTTATGCTTGGTCAGGTAAAGGAAATGAAAGCGGACATCCGCAAAAATGGGCGAACAATTCCGGCGATTTCTGCGGCCGGAAAGGAGTATGAGAAAGAAAATCCCGCAGTAAAAAATATTGTTTTATATAACCGGCAAATGCTGGCGATCCTGAAAGAGCTTAACCTAAAAACGGATATGTGCGATGACGAAGATGACGAGCTGTAAAGAAATAACCGAATATTTGCAGATGGTTGAAAGAGAAGAATATCCGGTATGCCGGGAACAGAAGCTGCTGGCAAAGATGATCAGGAGGATTGACCGAGATGAAAATTTGCAGGTAGACACAGAGCAGCTTGAAAAATATATGCAGTTACAAAAATATTTCCCGTTTGAACTGTTTCCGTGGGAAAAGTTTGTTTTTGCTCTGCATAATTGCGTATATGACGAAGAAAACCAGTTACGCTTCTCGGAGATACTGATTCTGGTAGGCAGAGGAGCAGGGAAAAACGGCTATCTGTCATTTGAGGACTTCGCCCTATTGACACCTGTCAATAATGTTAGAGGCTATGACATTTATATTTTTGCTAACAGTGAGGAGCAGGCAAAAACAAGTTTTGATGATATCTATACCATGCTTGAAGACAACAAGCAGAAAATGAGCAAACACTTTAGCTGGACGAAGGAACAGATAACAAATAAAAAGACCAGATCCAAGTTGCAGTTCCAGACGTCAAATGCAAGCACTAAAGATGGACGCAGACCCGGAAAGGTGGACTTTGACGAGTATCACCAGTATGAGGACTACAAAATGATAACAGTGGCGCGCACCGGACTAGGAAAGAAAGAGCATCCGAGAGTTACAATCATGACGACTAACGGAGATGTCCGGGATGGTCCACTGGATCATATAATTGGACGAGCTGAAAGCATACTGAAAGGCGAGGTACCGGATAATGGGCTTCTGCCTTTTATTTGTTGGCTGGATGACAAAAAAGAGGTAGACGTTCAGGCAAACTGGCATAAGGCGAATCCATCACTCCGATACCTTCCGACGCTGATGAAAGAAATGCAGCGGGAATATGCTGATTATAAGTTGGATCAGTTCGGCAACAGCGCATTTATGACAAAAAGAATGAACCGGCCGGCGGGAAATGCGGAAGCTGAAGTAACATCATGGGAAAACATTGTTGCGGCATGTGGAGAAGTAATCGATCTGACAGGATATACCTGCGTGGCGGGGATCGACTATGCCAGTACACAGGACTTTGTGGCAGCAGGACTACTGTTTGAGGTGACCGGCATATGGTATTGGATTACGCATACATGGGTGTGCAAACAAAGCAAGACACTTTGCCGGGTAAAGTTTCCAATCGAGGATGCAGAGCAAAAGGGGCTGCTGACTATTGTTGACGAGGTGGAGATACCGCCGTCAATGCCTGCAGAATGGCTGAGTGACAAGATGGAGCTGTACGACATCAGAGGTCTTGCAATAGATAAATTTCGGTACACTCTATTAGCCAAAGCTTTAAAAGAGGTCGGGTTTGATACGGAAAAGGACGGCAAAAACAACGTTAAGCTGATTAGACCCTCCAATATCATGGAAACAGCTCCGTTATTAACGAGCAAATTTGCGACACATAGTATCTGTTGGGGTGATAATCCGTTGATGCGCTGGTATACAGGTAACGCAAAGCAGATTATTGATGCAAAGGGGAATATCACGTATGGAAAGCAGGAGCCGAAGAGCCGGAAGACAGATGGGTTTATGGCATTTGTGTCGGCAGCGTGCAGAATTACAGAAATACAGGGTATGAACGATGAGACTGATGTGATCTTTGATGAGGTTTATACCTACTAAGGGAGGCAGTCGGATGGCGAGTTTTGCAAATTTCCTCTCAAATCTTTTTGGGAGAGCAAAAGCGGAGGCGGTGAAGAGTGAAAATTATAGACCGGAAAACAGTGAGGTATTGGAGATTGAGAGGGTGGCAATCCAAACAGCGGTCAGATTGATTGCAGTAGTGGTGGCACAGTGCGATTTTCGAACTTTTGTGGAAGGAGAAGAGAAAAAGGATGAGGAATATTATCTGTGGAACTATGAACCGAACAGAAATCAGAACAGCACACAGTTTCTGTCGGAGCTGATAGAAACACTGGTCTACAACAACGAGGCGCTGATCGTGGAGAAATACGGACAGTTGTTTGTAGCGGACAGTTATGGCATGACGGAGAACGGAACCAGAGAGACCATGTTTGAAGGAATCCAAGTAGGGAATGAGAATCTGGGGAACAGGAGAGCCAGAGAAGTGATTTATTTAAAACTCTCAAACACCAACATCCGTCCTTTATTGTCAAATGTCTGCAGGCAGTACGAGGACATCATGACAAAGGCAATGGAGAGCTATGAGAAAGCAAATGCCGAGAAAGGCATCCTGAACATTGATGCAAGCAAAAAGGGAAAAATCGGCTACGACGAAATAAAGACTGACCTGCTTGATAAACGTTTCAAGGCTTTCTTCAGCAACAAGAACTCAGTTTTACCATTGTATGATGGATTTTCGTACACACCTCATACACACGCTGTCAGAAATGTATCGGAAATAAATGATATTAAGAGCATGACGGACGAAGTATATAACCGCGTCGGACAGGCATTTGGGATACCGCCGTCCCTGCTCAGAGGACAAGTGGAGCAGACAGAGGACAACACGGACAATTTTATGCTTTTTGCCATACACCCGATCACAAACATGCTGCAGGAAGAAATCACGCGGAAACGATGCGGGAGAGACGGGATCGATAAAGGATACTATATCGTTGTGGACGCTTCAAACGTTGAAATCGGCGGAATATTTAAAGCAGCTGAAAAGATTGATAAGCTGATCGGCTGCGGAGTATACAGCATCGATGAGGTAAGAGGTAAGATAGGCGAGCCACTGTTAGGGACGGAGGAAGCTCAGAGGCATTACGTAACAAAAAATTATGAGCAAATTGGAGTGGAGGAGAAAAAGAAATGAAGCAGGGGGAGAGAATAAAATATTTTGCGGTTGACCAGCATGAGGATGTGCTGGAAATTGTGATTTACGGAGACATCACATCGTGGGAATGGCTCGACTCGGATGTATCAAGCTACACGTTGTCTAAGCTGATTACCGAGACTGATGCAGCACATATCCGAATCCGAATTAACAGCTACGGCGGCGAAGTGGCGGAAGGACTTGCGATTTACAATGCATTAAAAAATCACAAGGCAGAGATCACTACGGTATGCGATGGGTTTGCCTGCTCTGCTGCAAGCGTTGTATTTATGGCGGGTGATACAAGGCTGATGAATCCTGCAAGCCTGCTGATGATACATAATGCATGGTCAAGTGCGAGTGGCAATGCAAAAGAGCTCCGCAAAAAGGCAGGTGACCTGGAACTGATATCTCAGACAATGTCAAGTATCTATAAGGCCGCAATCAACATCACGGAAGAAGAGCTGGAAACCATGTTGGATAATGAGACATGGATCAGTCCGGAGGATGCAGTCAGCAAAGGATTTGCTACCGGTATTATCGAGCCGCAGGACAACACGGCAAAACAGCAGTATGCCGCCCGAAGGACAGTGATGAGCAGGGTGTTGGCAGTATCTGCAGAAAGCGCACCACAGGGAGAAAAGCCGGAGCAGGTGGGAAGTAAAACACCGTTTCAGAGGCTTTTTGATAAATTTAACTTCACAGGAGGAGAAGAAGGATGAAATCAAAGGATTTGGAAAAAAAGGCAAGAGAGGAGTTCGGGACAAAGTTTCTGGCGGCAATCCAGACTGGGGATGAAAAAGCAGTAGCAGCAGCGATCGCAGAGTATTCCGAACAGCTGCAGGATGTACTGATGCAGGAAAGCCGTATCGGCGACACTGATTCGGCGGTACTGGCTGCAAGAGGCGTGAGAGTCCTGACGAGTCAGGAAGTCAGGTATTACACGGCGATTGCGGACGCGATGAAGGAGCAGAATTCGCAGAATATCAAGCTCGCAATCCAGAACATTGATGTGGCAATGCCGGAAACAATCATTGATGCGGTAATGGAAGATATCGAATCAAAGTTTCCTCTGCTGGAGGAAATCGACTTCCGCAACACGACAGCGATCACAAAGTGGTTTTACAACAAGCAGGGTGTGCAGGAAGCAAAATGGGATATCATCGGTGCAGAGATCAGCAAGGAACTGCAGGGAGACATTGGCAGCATGGATCTGACAATGGCAAAATTGACGGCCTACATGATTATCAGCAAGGATTTTCTGGCATTGGGTCCTGTATGGCTTGACAGATATATGCGCGCCATCCTCTCAGAGGCGAATGGTCTTGCGCTGGAAAAGGCTATTGTGGATGGAGATGGGCAGAAGTGTCCGATCGGCATGACCAGAGACCTTACCAGCGGAACAACGGATACCGGAGTGACAACCTATAAGCGCAAGAAGGCCACGAAGGTGAAAATGCTTGACCCTAAGACCTACGGAGCAATCCTCCAGAAGTTGACCAAGACACCGACAGGACGTAAGCGCACAATCAAGGACGTTATCATGGTGGTAAACCCGTCAGACTATATGCTCAAGGTAATGCCCGCTACAACCATCCTGACTCCACAGGGAGTATATGTATCGGATGTATTGCCGTTCCCGACAAAGATCATTCAGAGCGAGGGTATGCCGGAGGGCTATGCATCTGTTGGTATTGCAAAGCGGTACTTTATGGGCATGGGAACCAGTAAAAAGGGATTTATTGACTACGACGATCACCAGCAGTTTCTGGAGGACAACCGTATTTACGCTACCCATCTGCACGGGAACGGTATGCCGTTGGATAACAATGCATTTGAACTGCTGGATATTACAGAACTGGAAGCTCCTGTATGCATGGTACAGCTCCAGCAGACAGCAGATGCGGCTACGACAACCGAAGACACCACAGGCAAGTAAGTCGAGGTAAGGAGGCAGCATGAAACTGCTTGAACAGTTAAAGCGTTATTTGAATATATCCTATGAGGATCAGGATACGGATGAGATGCTTAAAGACATATTGGAGAATGGAAAAGCAATTATAAATGACTACGCGGGGACAGAATTGGATTACGAACAGCCCGGACAAGCACGTCAGTTGCTTTTTGATTACTGCAGGTATGCCCGAAGCCATGCGACAGAGATGTTTGAGGTCAATTTCCGCCGGGATCTCATGGGATTACGCGAGACGACGGAGGTACAATATCATGCGGATCACTACACCGATAGCCTTTCAGACCTATAATGACGGCATCTGCCAAATCTACAGGACCGGGAACATTGCAGTTCCCGGTTTGATGCCGAAAAAGGGCATGGAGCTGAAGTACAAAAGAATTCCATTTGAAAAGAGAACAATCGGCGTAAAAAGGCATTATCTGGCAAAGCAGGAAAATGTGCAACTAAGCGAGGTAATAAGGATACCGGAGAGCGATGGAATATCCCCTCAGGATATATGCAAGATAGGAGACACTCAATATGCTATTGAACAAATCCAGAGGCTCAGAGACGCTGTACCGGCATCCATGGATGTCTCGTTAAGGAGACTGGAGGCAAATTATGACATTGGACGAGTTCGGGAAGCTGCTGTTGACGGTAATTCCTGATGTCTATCACTTTGAGGCATTTAAAACAGATGGAAAATATATTGTCTGGCAGGAGACAGGAGTAAATGGCTTTTATGGGTCTAACCGGAGATGCCAGATAGTCCAGTGTGTACAGGTGGATTTTTATACCGACGACGAGCTTGATCCGATGGTGGACAGTTTGAGGATGGTATTGGATAATGACCTGATATGCTTCGAGGAGCAGCCGCCGGTATTTGACCCGGATACAAAGCAGATCAGGTACATTTTTGAGTGCGAAATCATGGCGGGGTAGAGAAATGGCGGGAATATCTTATGACGGACTGGACGATCTGCTGAAAGACCTTGACAGTATCGTAGACATACCGGATGAGGTGCTTGATGACATGCTGGATGCGGAGGCTGATGTCGTTGTTCGGGCGCAGAAAGAGGAAATTGCGAGTCAGGGACTAATAGACACAGGCGAGCTGCAGAGATCAATCAGCAGAGGGAGAAAGTACTCCAAAGACTTCGGCCGGAAGATGGATATATATCCACAGGGTACAAGAAAAAATGGGAAAAAAGAAATCAGAAATGCCGAGGTTGGATACATCCATGAGTTTGGAGCACCGAGGGAGAAGATTCCGGCCAAAAACTGGATGAAGAAAGCTAACGAGCGTTGTGCCGATCAGGCGGTCGAAAGTGCCGCAAAGGTTTACGAACGTTACTTAGAAAAACATAATCTTTAAAAAACAGGAGGAAAAAGAAATATGGCAGCATTTGGAGCAAAGTATATCAAATTTGCAGCAATCAAGGGAGAGGAAAAGAACGCGCTCCCGACATATACAAAACCGGTGGAGTTGGGTGGACTGGTCAAGGCGGATCTGTCTCTGACAATGGCAAGCGCCGAACAGTATGCAGATGATAAACTGTGCGAGAGTCTGGAGGAATTTATCAGCGGAACGCTGGCGGTGGAAGTGGCGGATATGACGGAAAAAATCTCAAGTGCAGTATATGGGTCGAGCTTTAACGAGGCACAGGAACTGGCAGACAATACAGCAGATAACGCGCCCACAGGAGGTATTGCATACTACAAGACATTGCTCCGCAATGGCAAGAAGTTTTATGAGGGATTTTACTACCCGAAGGTGCGTGCCCAGCAGGCATCTGACAGCGCACAGACCAAAGGTAGCAGCGCGAGCTTCCAGAATACGCCGGTAACATTTAAAATTATGGAAGCGCTTAACGGGGACTGGAGAATCCGCAAGGAATTTGAGGACGAAAGCGAAGCAATTGCCTTTGTCGATAAGAAACTTGCAGAGAGTGAAGTCTAACAGGAGAGCGTGACGGATGACAAAGTACAGAGTAGCATCATGCAATGAAAAGAGGCTGTATCTCGCATATACAGCCTCTGCTATGTTTGATATTTATGATGTTTTAAAGGATGGGCAGCAGGTGACAGATGTCCTCGTGGGCACAAAAGACACATTCCAGACATTTTGCAAAGTGGTTGCTATAATGGCAGGCTATGGAGAGAGAATACGGCGCACAGAGGGACATCTTGCCGAGGAGCCGGTATCGGCAGAGAGTCTTATGCTGGTGGATCCGGTGGAATATCTGGAGCTTAAGAGAGAGGCGCTGGCAGCAGTCATGTGTGGATACCACAAGGATATACATGACGAGGATGAGGTAGATGTTGGGCTGGCAGAACTGCAAAAAAAAACAGACCGACAAGAGCACATATAATTAATCTGGCTCTTAATGCTGGTCTGCGGATAGCTGATCTGGACATCCTCTCAGTGGGAACGATCATTGACATCGTTACACTGAGAGGAAAACAGTTTAAGCATACGGATACACAGTAAATTAGGCGGTAGGATCATCCAACAAAAAATGAACGAACCTATGCCAGAGGTTACGAATCAGAGAAAAGGCTTCTCTGAAAGCGTAGAAATTTATTACCAAAATAAAGATGATACCGATTAGGGCATACAATTTGATCACCTCCGTCTTCATAATATCACTTTACTACAAAAGCAATGCAATGTCAATTGGGGAGAGGTAGAAATGGCAGTCCGAAAAATAAAAACCGTATTGGAAATCGGGGGAGAAAAAGAATACAGAGAGGCACTGGCCAGAGCGAACGCGGAGCTGCGGAATCAAAAAAGTGCCTTGTCCCTGTTAGCAAAGGAATATGATGGGCAGGCAAACAGAGAGGACGTCCTAAGGAAAAAGGTAGATCTGCTTACCAAGGCGAAAGAAGCTCAGAATAAAGTGGTTTCTGCGGCTAAGGACGGACTGGCGAATGCGCAGGTAGAATACGACCGTTATACAAAACAGGTGGAAGCGTCTGCGGAAAAAATTGCGAAAGCAAATATCCGGATGGAGGAATTGAAGGAATCCATTGGGGACACGACAGAGGAGCAGGAGAAGCTAAAACAGGAACTTGCAGAATACCAGCAGGAGCTGGATAACTATACATCAAAGCAGAATCTGGCCGGTGAGAGCGTTCGGGAGTGGCAGAGGCAGCAGAATACAGCGGAAACGGCTCTTAACAGGCTATCCACACAGTTGATACAGAACCGGCAATATCTGGACGAGGCAGAAAAAAGCACAGATCACTGTGCAACTAGTATTAATGAGTACGGAAAAAAGGTACGAAGTGCGTCAACAGACCAGAAAGAATTTAATGAAAAAAGTAAGGGAGCGCAGGATGCAATCTATGGGATTGCATCGGCGCTTATGTCTGCGGGAATAAAAAGCGGACTGGATAAAATCACGAATGCGTTGCATGCCTGCGCGGATGCTTATACGGAGTTTGAAGTGTCGTTGGCAAAAGTAGGAACCATTGCTGACGCCACAGTCGTCCCGATGGACGAAATGAAACGACAGATACTGGATTTGTCAAACGCAACGGGCAAATCAGTGAATGACCTGTCTGAATCGGTATATAATGCAATTTCCGCATCAGTCGACACGGCAGAGGCGACCGAATTTGTACTACAGGCGACAAAGCTGGCGACAGGCGGATTTACGAGCGAGACAACGGCGGTGGATGTACTGACAACAACCATCAACGCATATAAGCTGAAAATTTCCGAAGCAGCAAAAATTTCCGACTATTTGATCACTACACAGAACTTAGGTAAAACATCGGTTGATGAGCTGGCATCATCGATCGGCAAGGTTATCCCAATCGCCGCGGCATACAATGTGCGGATGGATCAGCTGTCAACCTGCTATGCTGTGCTGACAGCAAATGGTATCGCCACAGCAGAAACGACGACATATCTTAAAGCAATGCTGAATGAGTTAGGAGACAGCGGCAGTACAGTGTCGAAGGTACTGACGAATGAGACAGGATATTCGTTCGCGGACCTCATGAAAAAGGGTGAAACACTTGGCGATATCATGAAGGTGCTGGGAGACAGTGTAGGCGGAAATGCAGGAGCATTTAATGAGTTGTGGAGCAGTTCGGAAGCTGGAATTGGTGCGCTGACTCTGCTGAACGCAGGAACGGAAAAATACACAGAGGTTCTGCGGCAGATGGAGAGTTGCACCGGTGCAACAGAGAGCGCTTACCAGAAAATGACAGATACGGCGCAGATGGCTAACGACAGGATGACCAACGCATTCGAGAATCTGAAAATTACGGTTGGTGAGCAGCTCAAGCCGAGTCTGGAGGAGGTATACAGCACAGGAGGAGATGTGCTGACATGGGCAAACGAATTTATCGCAAAAAACGAGTGGCTTGTTCCCGTCCTTGAGGCGGTTGCAATAACACTAGGTGCAGTTGCTGCGGGGACGGCCGCTGTCATCGCGGTTACAAAGATATTAATTCCGCTGATCATTGAGCTCAAGGGTACATTAGGTGCTATGACACTTATTTCGGCAGCAGTGGGAGCACTGATTGCCGCCTATATTACATTACGAAATATAGGTGAGGAAACAAAAGAAGAATGGAAACAAGAGGTTGAGCAGGTAAGGAACCTGACAGAAGAGATCAAAAATAATACGGCAGCGTATCAGGAGAATCGTGCGGCAATAGAAGAAACGCAGAGCAATACGGCGCAAATGACGCAGAGCCTGAAAGATCTTTTAGCCATTGAAAATAAAACAGAGACCGAGCGAGCGGCAATCCTCAAGATTGTTGAGCAGCTCAATGAAGCAATCCCGGGTTTGAACTTAAAGTATGATGCCGAGGCGGATGCTATTAATTATACGACAAAAGAGTTGCAAAAGCTCGCGGATGCGGAATATGCGAGACAGCAATATGCAACCGCACAGGAGAGCTGGACGGAGGCATATACCAGACAGGCAGAGGCGGCAGAGAAGCTGGCGGAAATGCAGGAGAAACTAGCGGATGCGCAGGAGGAAGTAGCGGAACTACAGGAGCTGCAAGCAGCACAGACACAAGAGCTTACGTCAAATGCCGCCGAGCTGGGAAGAACTTATCCTCAGGCATGGCAGGATACAGGACTTAAACTGGCAGAGGCGCAGGAAAAAGCAAATGCCTTGACAGAGAGCGTCGCAGCGCTGGAACAGGAGATGACTGCCAGCAATGGGGTAATGGCGGCAGCACAGACACAGATCAATTTGTATGCCATTGAGACAGCCAATCTACTTCCGGCACAGCAGGCTGAAATTGATGCCATGATGGCAGAGGCGGAGTATCTGCGGGGCAATGCGGTGCTGTATGCGGAAAAGATTGCACAGATTGCGGAGGTCGCAGGTGCGTATGACGAATATACCACCTCATTGACAAGCAATCTCAGTCAGGTAATGACAAGTATTGACCAGCTACAGCAGGAATACATCGAGAGCTATAATGCTGCGTACGAAAACATTCAGGGGCAAATTGACCTATTTGCGGAAATGCAAACCACAACCGATGAGACAATCACCGGAATGATCAATAATCTGGAGTCACAGGCAGAATACCTGAATCAATATGCTGAAAACATTAAAAAAGCGATGGAGTACGGCATCGATGAAGGATTACTTGAAAAATTATCCGACGGTTCGGAAGAATCCGCAAAGTATTTGCAGGCTATTGTCAATGACGGCGGTAAGCACATTGGTGAGCTAAATGAGCAGTTAAGCAGAGTCGAAGAGGGAAAACAGATCTTTGCGGATACGGTCGCCACTATGCAGACGGATTACGACGCAAAAATGCAGGAAATGGTGACGTTGGCAGAGGAGGCCGCGGCAGAGCTGGATATGTATCAGCAGGCATACACATCGACAACTAATACTCTGCAGGGCGCGATTGACGGAGCAGAGGACAAAAAGGCAAACGTCAAAGGCAAGTTCAAGGAAATTACAGCCGCGGAGGAAGGGGCGGTCAGAGAACTGAATCAGTATAATGCGGCATATTCCTCTGCCATGAATACTATGCAGGGAATTATCGACGGTGTAAATAACCGTTGGAATGAAGTAGTAAAACTCCATGAGCAATTAGGAGCCGCAGCGAACGCGGCATATAACCGGGGACAGGATGCACATTCGCCATCGAAAAAATTTGAAAAATCGGCACAGTATTCGGCGGACGGAGTGATTGAAGGTATTAAAAAGAACGAACAAAAAGTAACGGAGGCGTATAAAAAAATGGCATCCGAGTCCATCAAGACATACAAGTCGGAGATGGACAGACTGTCGGACGACATAGTACCGATCCGCGACGCGGAACTGTCAGCGACAAGTTCGCTGGCTGATGCCGCCAGAACGGAACAGCGATCTGATAACGTTAAAGGGATACTCCGGGAAATGCTCAACATCCAGAAAGAGAATACCGCGAGTCAGACGGGAGAATCAAAGACAGAAATCAATATTTACCAGCCGGTAAAGACTCCGAGCGAGATGATGAGAGCTGTACGGCTGGAGCAACAATTAAAATTGGCGAGGGAAATCTGATGTACATAAAAATAATCAGACAGGATCAAAAGCAATTTGAACTAGGCGGATCAATCCATGATGATGCCGGCTGGGGAATTACTAAGATATCGGGCATAGGGGAGTGTCGGAATGTGTTGGATACGGTTGTGCCGGCAGTCAGGGATGGCGTTGACATCACCCATGAGAGGGTGGACGTGAGACACATTGATATTACGGCCAGCGTGAAAAAGAGGAGAGAGGGCGCGACGGAACGAAGATGCGCACTCTCCTTTTTTAACCCCAAGTATGACTACACTGTTTACATCACAAAGGATGATGAAACAAGATGGATACCTGCGCGAATTGAACAGTTTCAGTGTCCGGAACAAAAAGTGGAAAACCATGTATCGCTGATCTTATCTCTGATATGTCCGGATCCGTTTTTCTACTCGCTGGATAATTATGGCAAGAATATTGCGGCAATAACAGGATGCTTCGGGTTCCCATACATTTCACCAATTTCAAAAGGTTTTAGGGTTGGTGTGTATAATTTTGCAAAACAGGTAGAGATAGAAAATCTGGGGGATGTTGGAACCTATGCCAGAGTGCTTATTAAGGCGGATGGGGTTGTGGTAAACCCTAAAATCATGCAAAACGGAGAGTTTATCAGATTGATTGATCAACTGTCGGTCGGAGATGAGGTCGAGATTGACATGGTAAACAATACCGTAAAAAAGAATGGGAACAACTGTATTGCAAAGATAGACCGCAGATCATCCTTTTCAGGCATGGAAATACGGATGGGCAATAATGAGATTGCTTTTGACGCAGATAATGGGGACACCAACATGACGGTTACGGTGTACTACTATCATCGATATACAGGAGTGTGATTAAATGGAGATTAGAGCACTAGACGCAAATTTTATACCTGTAGGATTGACAGCCTTAAGATATTTTGACCTGACATGGGATCGGAAATATTACGAAGTAGGAATGTTCTCGATGCAGATCCGGGTACAGGATTACACATCGGACATGCAGTATATCTACACTCCGGAAAGACCGGAAATCGGTATGATCCAAAAGATGGAATACAGCGACGAGGATCAGATGGTATTACTGAGGGGCTATTTTTATGAGGGAAAGCTGGCGGACAAGATTGTCTATCCGACGTTTGCAAAGTATGGAACCAGGGCAGCATTTGTAGCGGCGGCGGTGGAAAAATACAAGTCAGATATACCCAAAATACAAATTGCCGAGTATGATGCCGCGGGCGAAAAGATCCAGAAGCAGGAAACAGGGGTTACACTGGAAGAAATGGCTCATAGCACGCTGCAGGTAGAAAACAAGACGTACCGTTGTAGATATGATTTTGAACAGGATGTTATCCTGTTTGAAATATATGCGGGTGTGGATCGAACACAGTCACAGACGCAGAATAACTTTGTTACTTTTTCAAAAGGCTTCCGCAATATCAAAAACGTAAGAGTACAGGAGGATTGCAGCGACTATAAAAATTATTTTTTGATCGCGGGGAGCGGGGAAGGGGATGAACGTATTTGTGAGGTCCTTGATTTGAGCGGGGGAGGTTATAAGCGGGAACTGTTTATAGATTATAAGGGCGAAATCTACGATGAAAAAAAACAGACTATTGAGGAGTACAGGGCGATACTCCGTCAGAAAGGAATTGAGAAAGCACAAAACTATGTAAATATACACAATATTGAGTTTGATGCAGAGGTAAACCGTGGGGCAAAGTACCTTGAGGATTATGATCTGGGCGATAAATGCGACATATTAGTCGAACCAATCCAGAGAGCTTATGAGGCAAGAATTATTGAGGTGCTGGAAACATGGAGTAACGGAGAACATCGGACTACGCTGACATTTGGGGACAAGGTTCCGACAATATATGACAAAGTGAGGGTTAAATAATGAAGAGTTTTCCATTTGATTCGGAAGTGACCTATGACGAGGATGGTATGCCGCTGTATGACAGGGGTAGCAAAAGCGAAGATTTGCGAGGGTATCTCAAACTGCTGTATTCGGATGGGGTGTTTCCAAATCCGTCAACCGGTTTGCAGGTGACAGCAGCGACACAGGAGATGAGTGTGACGGTGTTGCCGGGAAACGTAAACATTCAGGGCGCACTTGGTATTGAGGATACACCGAGGACGATAGTGTTTGAGGCGGCAGGAAAAAATTATGACAGAATTGATGCGGTTGTGGCCAGACTTAATACAAATCATGACTACCGCAAGATAGATTTGTATGTGGTTAAGGGGGAGGAAGCAACTACACCGGTAGCACCAGCGATGACAAGGGTAGGAGGCATTTACGAACTGAGACTTGCCAATGTATTTATTGCTAAAAACACAGCAAACATATCAGGCGAGAGAATTACGGATACTCGTCTGATCAAAGAGGATTGCGGCATAGTTGTGGCAAATCCCCAGACAGTGGACACAACATCGATTTTTAACCAGTATCAGAGCGCGTTGGATAAGTATATGCGCTTTGTGCAGGAGTGCATCGATGGCACAACAGAGGCAGAACTGAGATCCGAAATCAGTGGAATAAAGGAAAAATTGCCGTTACCACTGAAACTGGCGGAATATAACGCGCTGCCGGAAGCAACGAAAAAGAATGGAAGACTTTATGTAATAGTGGGGTGATCACATGGGAGATTTACGGGCAAAGGCAGTAAAGCCAAAACTGTATATACTAGGCGCAAAAGCTAAAAAGGCTTATTGCATGGGTGAGCAGGTCTGGAGTGCTGGAAATATTGTCACCTATAAGGTAGACAGCGGTGTGACGTATCAGGAGGAGGTCGATAGTGACGCATCCTGTCTGACACCGAAGACATTTACTCCGGCAAAGTCCGGCTGGGTTTTTGCAGGATGGAGAGAGGATGCCACAGCGGCAGGATCAGTGCTTGCAAGTAAGGTCATGGGGGATGATCCAATCACTCTTTACGCAGTATTTGAGCAAGCCGTGACGCTGACATATTATAACGGATCAGCCGCACCAACCACTACCGCAAGGACGAGGTACTACAACAACGGTAATGTGGCAAACCCTACAGTGACTCTGACACAGGCGGCTGTCTCCGGGTGGGCAGCCAGAGGATGGAGCACGGATGCGGCGGGCAATGCCGGGGTGGTATACGCAAACGGTGCAGCTGTCACGTTGACAGGCAATCTTGCACTGTATGGACTGTATTATCAAACGATTACGCTGACATTGGTTACACCAAGCGGCACAACATATCCCAGTGGTACACGGTATTATAACAGCGCCGGTAACATTGTCAACCCGACATTTGCGCCGGTAGTACCTGCATTATCCGGCTGGACGGTGCGGGGATGGAGCACAGGCACGGCGGGCAACGCCGGAGTGACATATGCATCTGGTGCTGCGTTTGTGCTGACAACTTCCATCACCTTGTACGCGTTGTACTACCAGACAATCACACTGACCACGGTTGCCAATGGCGCCACATCAGCCAACAGCAGCACACGGTATTATAACAGCTCCGGGGATGTGATTAATCCAACCTTTACGGTGCCCAATCCGGCAAAGACCGGGGCGACGTTTATGGGATGGAGTGCTGATGGATCGATTACGGTTGTCAACAGCAGTATAACAGGTCTGACACTGGATGCAAGTACTACCAGATATGCGGTATTTAAGTATGCGGATGTGTCCGCACCTGCTCTGACGGGATCGTATAACATAGACACCCCGAACTGGGGGCATGAGACCGATGGCGTTACGGCATTAATCGGTACGGTTGATGGTAACTGCTATGCGGCGGCAAATCTGGAGGTTACCGCGGCCATGACTGTCGGAGCATGGTGGGCATCAAATTACGGATGGGTGCGCATAAACGATGTGACGTTAAGAGGGTATTTTAGCACTGGAGCCACGGACGCTGATCCAGAGCCAACACCGCAGGAACAATCAGGCTACCCTTGCTCACAAGGTGCCAAAGCTGTGATAACTGTAAATCTGACCGCTGGCTCAAACGCTATCAATCTTGTAAATATAGGGCCGGTATATAAGTCATCCTGCTATATTTACAGCGCTACATTAATCGGCCGTACAGTTGTCGGATAGCCCATAGAAAGGAGGGAGAAGACCATGACACAGGAGGAAATCGCGGTCAGCATTGCCAAGCACGAGAACCGTATTCGGGTGTCGGAGAAGCGGATTGAGGATCTGGAGGAGCGGGAAAAAGCGAATCAGGAATTGGCTCTGTCTGTGCAGAAGCTCGCCATATCGGTAGAGCAGATGTGTAAGGAGCTGACCTTGCAGGGGCAGCGGCTCGCGAAGCTGGAAGCCGAACCGGCGGACAGGTGGAGAGATGTCACAAAGCAGATCATCACACTGATTGTGGCAGCAGTAACGAGTTTTGTGATTGGCAAATTCATTTAAGGAGGAAACAGGTATGAAAAATTGGAAGAACTGGATCAAGGCAGCAGGAGTAAGAGCGGTAAAGACGGTGGCACAGACTGCCGTTGCGACAATCGGCACGGCGGCGGTGCTGGGAGACGTCAACTGGGTGATGGTGGCATCGGCATCCGTGCTTGCAGGCGTACTGTCGATGCTCACGAGTGTCGCCGGACTGCCCGAGGTAACAGAGGAGGAAGCGGACAATGATTAAACCGGTAGATTACAAGCAGACAGACCCTCGATGGGGCAGCAATACATACGCGGCAGATGGTGAGACATCCACCATCAAGTCCGCGGGCTGCGGCCCGACGGCGCTCGCGGATGTACTGGCGGGGCTGATAAGCCCCTACATCGATCCGCTCACCACGGCGAGCTGGGCGAGACAGCACGGGTACAAGATATATAAGTCAGGGACGAGCTATAGCTTTTTTGTACCCTGTGCGGCAAACTATGGCGTAAAGATGCGCAGACTCAACACGGCGAACGTATACGGTCGCACAAAGGCAGCAGTCCATGCGCAGGCACTCGCGGAGCTGCGCAAGGGTAACTGGGTCATTGCCTGCATGGGCAAGGGGCTGTGGACTAAGTCTGGTCACTATATTGTGGTGTATGGCTACAAGGATGGCTTGGTGTACATCGCTGATCCTGCATCCACCAAGGCGTCACGGGCTTGTAATACATTCACACTTTTTGCAAGTCAGGTCAAGTACTATTGGGTGGTTGAGGTACCGGAGCAGATCAAGCAGACCGGTATCGTCAAGACGGGAGAGTACCGGCACGAGGATTTTGTACGTGAGGCGCAGATGTGCCTCCGCGCCGGGATCGACGGCAAGTCGGGCCCGCAGACCTTAAGCAAGACCGTCACAATCAGCAGGGGCAAAAACAGCAAGCACAATGTTGTCCTGCCCATCCAAAAGCTGCTTAAGCAGTGTGGCTTTTACGCCGGGGAGTTGGATAAATCTGCGGGCCCGCGCTTTGACACGGCAGTCAGGACATACCAGGCACGGATTGTCGAGTTAAATCGACCGGACGGTGAGATCACCGCCAAAGGCCGGACGTGGCGGGCAATGCTTAAGATGTGAGTTGCACCGGTGCAACAGGGAGGTGGAGTTATGTATAGAGGTACTACCCCGGCGTTTGATTTTAAACTTAACACTGACATAGATCTGGAGCAGGTTGAGGCACTGTATGTAACGTTCAAGTCCCGGTCAAAGGAGCTGTCTTTTGACCGGGATGAGTGCACGATCAACAATGAGACAAAGACTATATCGGTGCGGCTTACGCAGGAGCAGACGCTGCAGTTTGGCGCCGGGAACGTGAGCGTGCAGATAAGGCTCAGGGTCGGTAAGGAAGCCTACGCGACTCCGGTAAAAAATATTGACATCTCGCAGATACTTAAGGATGGGGTGATATGATGACGTCAGTAATCGAACTGGAATTTGACCTTATATCCGCGGATATGTCTATTGATATGGAGATGGCTGAGGAGACCGAAGTCATAGAGTTTGGCATAAACTCCGGCGATGGCCTGAAACCATACACCGGGGACTATGACGTGATCCCCAAGGTGGTTGACCAAGTATTGGAGACAAAAAACCTGAGCATGACTGACGACGTGACAGTAAAGGAAATCCCGATGCACGAGGTCAGTAATGACTACGGGACGACAATCATTATAGGAGGGATATTATAGTGGCATACAATAAAGTGGTCTATGGGAGCGAGACCCTGATCGATCTGACATCAGATACGGTATCACCCGACAAACTGGCACAGGGGATCACCGCGCACGATAAGTCCGGCGAGGTGATCACAGGCACATCAACCAAGGATTCTGACACCTCCGACGCCACGGCGGCAGTCGGTGAGGTGCTGGATGGCAAAACAGCCTATGCAAGGGGAGCAAAGCTCACGGGTACCATGCCCAATAATGGCAAAGTGTCCGGGACGATCAGCACAAAGACAGGTAAATACACGATTCCGCTCGGCTTCCACGACGGGAGCGGGGCGGTCGGGATTGATCCGGCGGAGCAGGAAAAGCTCATTGCTGCCAATATCAAGCAGGGCATTACACTCCTCGGAGTAGAGGGCACATACAGCGGTGAGGGCACCCAGCTCCAGAGCAAGACAGCCACCCCGAGCACGGTACAGCAGACAATCCAGCCCGACGAGGGATATGACGGATTGTCCGTCGTCACGGTAAAACCAATCCCGTATGCGGAGTCTGACAATGCTGCCGGTGGCAAGACGGTAACGATAGGCTAGGGAGGTGCACTATGGCTGTAAATAAGGTAGAGTATGGGGGTCAGACACTTATAGATCTGACCGCTGATACCGTGACAGAGGAGAGTCTTGTAGCCGGGACGACGGCACACAATGCGGCAGGAGAGCAGATAAGCGGCACCTTTGACCCGAGTAAGTATGATGCAGCGCTTGCAAGCAAATTGTCTGCCGTGAATCCTACAGGTACTGGATCGTTTAGCCTTAATCGAGAAGCCGATACGGTTGCTGGCAATTATAGCTTTACCGGAGGCTATAGTGGAAAAGCTAGTGGAACTGCTTCGTATGCGGAAGGGTATGACACTGAGGCTGGCGGGCATTCTTCTCATTCTGAAGGGTATAAAACGGCAGCCCTTGGAGATTTTTCCCATGCAGGTGGTTGCAAAACTACTGCAACTCAAAACAGTCAATTTGTAGTAGGGTACGGTAATGACAACCAGACGGATTCTGTATTTGAAGTCGGTAATGGTCTTAAAGATGATGGTACCGCTGCTAACGATGGAACTGCTGTTAAGACTGCACAAAATGCCTTTCGCGTCAATCAGGCAGGACAGGCAATTGCTCAGACAGGATTGGGTATTGGTGGTACCGTTATTACAGAAGCTCAACTTCGCAATGCGTTATGTCTTGATGAAGTAATGCGAATGACAGGTGCATTGTATATGCAACATTCTACACCGGTAGCACCAGCTGCGTACAATACCGCAGGTGTAGTCGCATTGGCTACTAATCCAACAGTTACAGACGGCGCAATAACCGCAGCGGCTGGATATGGATTTCATAATGCTGGTATTGACGGAGTGTTCTTATATCTTTCCCCTACAGACAGAACTCTTCGAACAATAGACGATCTTGGTAGTAACGTGTTAAGACTCGGCGGCGATAATATTTTGATGGTATCCAATAAATATCTTGAGGTACGAGCGGAATTAGGAATTAAGTCGCATAATGGAGCTGGGACTGCTTGGACTCCCATATATGCATCTGCATTTGCCCAACAATCCAGTCGCAAATACAAGGATAACATTGCTGATCTGACGGACGAGGATGCCCTTAAGCTCCTCGATCTGCGCCCGGTCAAGTATGACTACATCAATACTCAAAACGGCCTAGGGTGTTACGGATTGATCGCCGAGGAGGTGGCCGAGGTAATGACCTACCCGGTGGTGTATGATGCGGACGGCAATCCTGATGGCCTTGACTACTCTAAGTTTGTGCCATATCTGATTAAGATGGCGCAGCTCCACCAGACGAGAATATCCGAGCTGGAGCGGGAGAATCAAAAACTGAAGGAGCAGCTGGATAAGATCGAAGAACGTCTCAACAGCGCGGGTACACAAAGTGATATATAATAAGAAAAGAAAAAAATGAGGGTGCATGTTGCAGCCTCATTTTTCTACTATGCGCGGAAGCCCTGTCCCTTTTTATACACAATAGTAGCTGTATTCTGAATCATGGCGGAGCAAATCCCGGCGCTACATACAACGGACGTCAGGAGAAGGATGACGCACTTGCGCTTGTACTGGCGATTGGACCGATTCTTGAGGCGAACGGA